CTTAACAACCCGCTGATCGTTGGCATACCACACATTGTATTTGACCGGATAGGTCTCTTTCCCAAGCGGCTTGTCCTCGACCTTAAACTTCGACGGGATGATCGACACCTGGCACTCGGTTAGAAGTGTCACACCGGGCGATTTCGCTGCAGCCATTGACATCGACGTTCCCTTCTCGTCGGTAACGTCCGTGAACGACAACCGGCTGGTCCCACGATCCTCCAAAGCCTTGTTGTTCATTGGCTTGACGAACTCGATACCCGCTACGTCACCCTGTGCTTGCATCTGGTACAGTCGGGTCAACGCAATCTCGTCCTCCGAGGCGCAAAACTCCCCCTCTTGGAACCGGCAAAGCGGCAGCCGGACGTCGGGATAGAATCGGTATGGCGAAACGTTCGTAATCTTGTTCCCCAGGAACTTCGTCACGTCCATCACCTGTATCGACTCTGTCGGTTTCCGGACCTGCATCCCGAACAACTTCATGCCGGGGTCTTGGACGACCTGCGGCATTTTTTGCATTTCGTGAATCCAGCCATGCTTCACGATACCCAGGCCGAACCGGCCGATGTCGAGGAGCAGTTGATACAGACGAGCGTCGAAAACATTGTAGTCCAGATCGCGCGCCAACAACGCCTCAGCGATCTTGGCCGGGACATGATCTTCGCGACCCTTACCGAGCAGTTCGAACAGATGCTCGCGTTGGTAATAGGCTGCGAAACAGAACGCGATGAACGTTTGGACCTGCGCGAACGTCAGCGGGACGATCATCTTCGTCGGTTCGCCCCGTTCCTTCGCTTTCTGGTCCTGTTTGTCCGGCGTCCGAGCGCCGCGGTAGATATCGTTATAACGATCCCACTCTCCATACCGTCGACCCATCGTTTTCCGCGACCAGTTGACGAGTTCCTTGCAATGTTTCAACATCGCGGCGTTGAACGGCGTCAACTCTTCTTTGCTAAGTTGTTTCTGGATGATCGGGTCCATAAGGTCCGGTTCTTTTTAAGAACCCAACGGGCCAGCGGCACGTCGCTTCGCGTCTTCGGAGATGTAATCCGCGAGAGACTTTTCCTTCGCTTTCTTCAACGCGGCGATAGCGTCATCAATCGTCGTGCCACGATTTTCCAAAAACGCGATGACAGCGTCAAACCCGATGTTCGCCACCGCGTTAAGTATCGACGCTAGTAGTAGATCACTCATAGGTTGCTCGCTTTCGCTACAGACGATTGAAGGCTGGCCGCTTTGGACTTTGAGAGAAGCGGCACCAAAACGTTGATGAAGGCCTTGGCCGCGGTCCGAGCGGCCTCAATCGCGGCGGGGACGTCTGCCGTCTGACCAGCCTTGGTAGCGACTAGAGCGTCGTGCGCCAAACCAGCCGCAACCTGATAACTGGTATGTGCTGCCGCCGCCCTAGCCGCGACGTCCGCCGGCACCAGCCCGTCGTTGTAGAGGCGGGCATACTCTTTTGATGCCGATTCAACAACGTCCGTCAACGTCGTCACGCCCGTGTAGAGTGTCTGACACGCCACAGCGGTCGCCATGACGATTACCAATCCAATCAGTTGTAGTTTTTTCATTTTTTCACCAATACATTCGCTAACGTTTCCAATAATGACTGTCGCGTGAACGGTTTCTTCAAGACGGCATTTGGTTTCGGGTCAAACGCTTCCAGATCGGCCGTGCCGGTCATGAAAACGACCGGGACGTCGTAGTTCTGCGCACGCAGGGCTTCCAGAATCTGCTGTCCGCTCATCACGGCCATGCCAACGTCGGTTAGGACAGCCGAGATCGTGGCGTTCGAGCGAAAAAACGACAACGCCTCCATGCCGTTGGCGGCTAACAGCGCGGCGTAGCCCGCGTCGACGACGAGCATCTCCAACAACATTCGCATCGAAGCCTCGTCGTCGATAATGAGAATCGTTTGGCCGGAACCGGAAAATTCTTCCATACGCGTTATCGCCTCCTGTCGGGTTTCTTCTTTCGCCACGGGGAGATAGAGATAAAAACTGGTGCCTTCTGGACTTGTCGAGACGCGAAGTTCTCCGCCATGATCCGTGGCGATTTTTGCAGCCATCGACAACCCTAGGCCGGTTCCCTTGGACACGGGTTTCGTGGTAAAAAACGGCTCGAAGATATGCGGCAGAACGTTCTCGGCTATGCCCGGCCCGTTGTCGTGGACCCGGATCATCACGTTTTTGCCCACATTTTGTGCCATTACGTCCAACTTCCCACCGTTGGGCATAACGTCGCGGGCATTGACACAGAGGTTGAGCAACAGTTGTATGATCTGCGTTGCATCGCACTTCACAGCCGACGTCCCGTGCAATGTGGTAAAGTGCATCTCGATGTTTTTGGGGAACGAATCCCTAAGCAGCTTACCCAGCTCGGTCAGCATCCACGCGACAGACACAACCCGCAACGACGATCCGTTGCTGCCACGAATGAAGGTTGCAATCTGTTTGCTCATTTCCGCACCCCGACGACCAGTAGATTCCATCGCGTCGAGCACCCGAGCGATGGATTCGGGGATGTTGTGCAATTCGTCTAGAACTAACTTGCGGAGGATTTCCGGCCCACCGAGGAAAACTTGCAACAGGTTGTTGAGGTCATGCGTAAATCCCAGCGTCGTGTGGCCCAGAATCTCCAAACGGTTGTCACGAATTACCTGTTCTTCAAGCAGGGCTTTTTCGTGGACGTCTTTCAACGCCCTCGACAAACCTTCGAGATGCCCTTTGATAAAAAACCGGGCAGCGCCCGAGTCACACGCCCGGTCAGCCTCCCGTGCGTCGACCGAGCCAGTCACAATAATGACTGGAGTCAATCGTTGGTGGGCTTTCGAGATACGAATACCTTCGGTTCCATCGAACCCTGGCAGCGCCAAGTCCGCGAGTATCACGTCCCATTTCTGCTGCACCTTTTCCTCGAAATCCTTCCTCGTTCGTGCGACCTCCACGACAGCCACTTCCTCAACTTCCCTCGTTACAAGAAAGGCGTCCTCCGGATTGTCGTCGAGTAGTAACACTTTAAGTTTGGTCATTTGAGGTGACCTTCCGGGTCGACCTTTGTGGCAGACCGGGTGACTAGATCGGTTTCGTCGCGGAGACGCTTGCCTTCGCGCCAGTTCTCGAACGCCTTTGACCGAAACCCGCCTAAGGCGGTGAGCGCCGCGATGCCACAATCGCAGACGATCAAGATTGACCAGCTAGCAAATGTTGTGTCGCCCGCGGTCACGAGCGCCTGAGCACCGACCTTCAAGCAGACGAGCGTCGGACACAGGACGCTGATCGTACCATCAATCACCATAGGGGTGAGATGCGGTAGTTCGCGGCGGATTATTTCTGTTGCGCCCATTAGCGTGAACTAAAGATTGCGGTGTTGGAGTAACCGGACGAGCCGATCGAATTGAGTGAGCGAGCACGAAACGAGTATAGTTTGCGTTTCACGAATGAGATCGAGACGTGTTGGATGCCGGCCGACAGCGTGTCGATTTCGCCGAACGGAGCGCCGTCGATGCTTCGCTCGACTTTCGTGATCGCTGTCAGGTCCGACGTCCAGCCAAGATCAAGCCGCGACGAGCTGATCTTCACGGCCTTTAGATTCGTCGGCGGATTAGGAACCGTCTGGACCGGCGCGGTGCTGACAGTGAACGTTGCGGCCGGCCCGTCAGTCCATGTGCCATCAACCTTCACGGCGATCAAGGCTTTCCACGCCCCGACCGGTCCGGCCATTGGAATCGTCCACGATCCCGTCAACGTCACAACGGCTCCCGGAGCCACCGTTTGTGCCACAAGGCGTGGTGTCCAGTCGACGCCAGTGTCAGTCGCTCCGGGAGAAATAGTCGTCATAGCGCCATCTTGAATAACAATTGATGCGGCCCCATTAGTGAATCTCGCTGTCCCTGCTATCGTCGCACCGGGCTGGAACGTCGCAGCGTTGAGCGTCGGAGCCGACAACGCGAACGTGGACGGTAGTGCCGAAGGGCTGTTGGTCACTACGTTGGTCGGTACCGAGTCGCCCCCCGCGTTGTAGGCTGTCACGTAAAACTTTGTCTTTGCGCTGTCGCTTGCGGTGACGTTTACGTTTAGGCCTGTCGTCGTTTTCACGATCACAAACGTCGCCGACGGTTCGACTGCTGCCCACACGCGGTAGCCCGCCAAATTTGTTCCGCTTGTTGTCGATGCGTCCCATGATAGCGTAATCTCCTCCGATTGGAGACATTGGACACATGCGAATAAAGCTGCCGAGACGCTTAGCAATCTCCAGCCGGAAGCGTGGGCCTTCCTTACCGGACATGGAGAAGAATCTAACGGTGTAATAGCGGTTCTGTCTGGCGTGAACGACTGCATAAAAAATCGTAGGTTCATTGTGGGGCAAAAAGATGTAACATCCCGGCATCACCGCGTAAAAAGCCTCCAGATAAAGCCAACCATCCAAATCCCGGCGAAAATACCCACAACGAATCCTGCGACCAGCATGACGCCTTGGCGTGGCAGGCAGGCTTCGTCATCTCGGTTTTGCTGGCTCATGACACCGTCCTCCCAAGTATTCCCATTCCGCGCTTCCAGATGTCGTTAAGAATGGCTTGACCAGGGGCGGCGATTCCTCGGCCGCACATATAACCGCCAAATGTCTTCGTAGAAGGTGCCACTCCCCCACTGTCTTGATTGTTGACATCAACGATCCCGACCCAAAAACCTGCGTTGATGGTCGCTCCGGGAGTTGCGGATGTTCCAAACTGAGCCCCACGCTTGTAGATTTTAGCATCCGTCGTGGTGTTATAGGAGCCACAATAGAAACCAGTCCCTGCGGAATCCGCTACGTCAATTTGGTTGGCTGAGATGCCAGTTGAGAACGTTGTTCGGCCAGCTACGTTCGAGACGTATAAATAGCAGTAATCCGACCCGTTATAGACACCCATCGAGAAGCCGCTTTGGTTTGTGGATGTGCAAACATAGGCTCCGTAAGTGAAAGAATGATTTGTCGAATCAATCGCGTAGAGGTCAGACTGCTTAACACCGGAAAACATTATTTTCGTGCCGGTGCCAGTCAAGCCGACGGCCTCGGAGAAATTGGCATCCACGAATGTCAGTTGGTCATCGTTAGTGTTTGCTCTTAAGTCACTAATGACCGCAGCCCTGATAGCGTTTATACCAATACCAGTGAAGGTGTTCAGACGCACAATGCTTGATCGAAGGTCGTTCGATTTCAGCGCCTTTATCATCCAATCGTTGCAGACGATAGACGCACTGGTGTAATTGCCACTCAAAGCACGCACACGAGGCATCCACACGCCACCCACTTCCGGCTCAAGATTTCCAAGCCGAGCAATCCCACCTTGGCAGGCGAAGATCGTTGGAACGTAGATAAGGCCGGTCTTGACCATGAATTGTCGTCTTGATAATCTTTTCATCATGCCTCGACCTAAACCAAATTTAATCGGGAGATGCTTCGGCTTTTGGACAGTAACTCCCAGGCAACTGTCGTTGGGCTACCCGCAAAATGCAGAGTCGTAATATGCGGCGTAATCGAATAGTGACAGTTCATGGAATTACCGGATGTTTAAGCGAATTAGCTGAACGGTTCGGCATCGATATTAAAAAGCTCGATTCGCGGCTTAGACGTGGCTGGTCTATTGAACGTGCATTTCATGGCTCGACTGCGTAAGTGTAGTCTGTTCATCGAACATCAAGCACGCCGTAGTCGCCCATGAAGATGCTGTTGGTAAAAGGGGACATCGTGAAACTCACATAGCTCACGGCGTTGGCGTTGGTGCTTGGTTGAAAAGCTGCCGTTGGGCCGCCTGGCCACTTAAAGGATGCGTTCGTCCATGTCACGGTTCGCGTTCCTGTGGAGTCTTGCTGAAAGAAAATTGTGAAAGTGGTGTTCGTCGCTTTGTTCGCCGGAACATTGCTTGGCGTGGCGAAAAAAGCATTGTTCGTGAGTAGAACGTAGAAATTCGTGCCGCCGCTACCGTCAATCGTCAGGTTGGTTCCACCGCTATAGGTCAATGCCGTATTCGGCACCCAAGTCGAAGCACTACCGCCGCCGCCAGAAGCCGCTATCGTGAGGTTCGTCTGGCCTGTGCCGATGTTGTTTGTCGTGAAAGCGATACCTGAACCGGCCACAAGCGGATAGACGTATTGACCGCTGACGGTCAAAGTCTGTGTGATAATAAGCGTGTTGCCTTTGCCGCTCTGGAAGAAGTTGTTTGTAGAGTAAAAATTGTTAATCGGGTTGGCCTGTGACGCACCACCGCTTTCCCAAGTAAGAACTCCAGCGCCGTCGTTTTCTAACCGCGTCCCCGCCCCGCCTTGCACCGTGGGCCAGATATACGGCACGCTCCGAATCGTCGGGTTGCCGGTCATCTCAAGGTCGCCGTCGAGGACGAGGGTGTTGGTCACTGCGAGTCCGTTGAGGAATGATCCGTGTGTGCCAACAATTTCAGCCCAAGGATCAGTAACGGTTCCAAGGCTCGTCGAGCCTCCAGATGGACGCACAACCGGCGTGTTGAATGAAATCGTGCTTCCGTTGTCACTCGCAGAAAATTGCATTGCACCATTATTGCCTGAAGCTTCAAAAGTAAGTGTTCCATCATCTCCGGGAACCGTGAAAAGCATCACCCCACCAACGCCCATACCGCTTCCTTGACCAGCAGTGAAATTAATGTTTCCGCCCCTCCCGTCGCCAATGCCATCTTTGGCCGTAAATGTAATATCTCCACCCCGACCGTCAACGCCGGGATCGGAACTTTCAAAGGTTAAATCCGTGCCATCACCATTTGGGTTATTAGGCGGAAGGATCAAGATTTGGACAGCCCCCGTGCTGCCGAATTGGAAATTCCCGCTGCCGTCATCTAAGATTAAGGAATTGCCCAGCGAGTTCGTGTCGGTCCACTTGGCCAGCGTGTTCGCCGTGCCGCCTGAGTTCGTGATGCCGCCACTGCTACCGCTTCCGGTGCCGTTGGTCCATCTCTGTGCGGTTGAGTCCCAAGTGAGAACTTGCCCGTTTGAAACAGTCGTAGCGAGCTTAACGTCGGACAAGTCTCGCAACCGGTTGATAACGGGACCGGAGGCAGCACCGATCAAAGCCATAGCCACGACAACGCCAATGGCCAATCGCAGTCGAAAGTCAGTTTTCATGTTACCAGTAGATGACGACTACACCGTCGCCAGCCGTAGCGACGTCAACGTACCACTCATACAGATCGACACCCGCAAGGGTGTATTGTCCGTGAGAACCCATCGGTATTGGCTGCGAACCGTTAGCCGCGACCGGGCCGATGTAGATGTCGCCGGTGTTCGGCGTCTGGGCCGCTTTGTCCGCGACGATGATACACTGCGTGCAGGGGCGTGAAACAGACGATATCCGCTCGGGCGTCCCGGTCGCCGCAACGGTTTTGATGACAATTTGTGGTGTTCGATAGTGTGCACTCATAGGTCTCCGTAGCCGATTAGCCGCCAAGCCGTGCCGTCGTGGGCAACATCGACGAACGCGGCAGTGGAGTTGGGGATTGTTTTCAGACCGCCGACATCGAGAGTGAAAGCCCCTAGGCCGGTCCGGACGATCCGGAAAAACGCCCCGTTGTAGTTGTTGGTCGTGGGTAACGTGACCGTCTTGTTCCCGGTCAACGCTGTGGCGAATCGTTGAACAGGGGCGTCGGTGAAGTTCGCCAGCGTAACGTCGGCGTCCCCACGATCCGACGAGATACCCCAGTCAGTAGTAAGTGAGGCGTCCTTCGTGGCGTTGAAGCGCATTGATTGGCCGGCCGTCGGCACGAGCGTGACAGGCAACCAACGAGCCGAGGCGTTCTTTTGTTGGGTGGTGAAATCTTTGTCAGCCATAAACGGTTAATCTAGCGATACTGGTTCAAGTTCGAGTTCGGTCCGGTCAATGATGAGTTCTTTCATCGGGACGCGGGACATCGACGCGTCCGGCTCAAGGAACGAGGGTTCGCCGAGGACGAGTCGGTAGAGATTTTCCATCATGTGGTCGTCTTTGTCGATAGGTTTGTTTTCACCTTCGTCCCAAGCGTAGCGTTGAATCTCCCAAAGGGTCCGGCGACATGTCGGAGCGAAGTAGATTTGGTTTCGTTTCAGCCGGGCCTGGACAGCGAGGATACCTTGCGCGAGTGCTTTGGTCGCCTTCTCTACGTAGACACCGTACTTGGCAAACTCCTCGGCCATGTTGGTTTCAGTGATAGGATCATTGATGTACGCCAAGGGGTCGATCTTGGTCCAGACGACGAATCGTCCTTTGGTGAAGTCGTTGATCTGTTTGCACAAATCCTCGATCCCACAATGGTCGAAGATGTCGAACAAGCAAACGGACTGTCCGGCTGGCAAAACCGTTGAGAACAAAACCGCATGAGGAGTTTGAGGGTGTGGGTCAATGTTGACGTAGATGGGGTAGTTGCGAGGAGGTTGATGAAAAGCGTCCCAGCCGGTCGGCACCTCGGCGAGGACGTGCGTGGACCATTGAAACTGCTTGTAGATCAACCCGCTCAGGTGGAGCGGGATGCCGAACAACCGGCATTGTTTCTCGTCGTCAGTTAGCGTCGACTCGTACTCGGCGATCGCTTCTTGGTTGAGGTAGGGGTTATCGTAAATGGAGCCAGTGATCGCCCATACGTTGTCACGAGGCTTACCGCCCGTGTCGGCTGGGAAGAAGTAATCGTTAATCCAGAACTCCGAAAGAGGTGTAAGAGTAAACCACGCACTTCCTCCTCGGTCAATAAGTCCACGCGACGCTCCTTTCCACATGCCTTCGGGGCACGGTTCGTCAATGTGTATTGCGTCCCAGTCCGAGGACTCTGAACCTTGCGGATTCGCCATCCAGGACTTAACGGTATCGAAGCGCCAAAGAGACCCGTTGGCACATTCAATTGTGTCGATAGCTCCGGAGTGATTGCGACGGACAGACTTAACGAAGCCTGAACGGGGTAGGAACCGCCAGACTTTGCCGCCTTCACCCCTTTGTGATGTGAAGATTTCATCGACTTTGTCCCAGTCGGTAGTGATGGTTAGAAGTTTAACGGGGTGTTGAGGGATGCCAGCCGTTCGTTCTACACTCCCCAGTGGATACCAGGGTCGCTCACCGCGAAGCCACGCACAATCCTCAGCACAGCCCATATACGATTTGCCAAACCGGTTCCCGCTCCGGACCATCCGACGCTTGAACTTACCGGCTGCAAGATGAAAAGCGTCTTGGCCGGGATGTGGACGATAGAACGGTAAGCCGTCGTGCTTCAATGCAGCGACCTTCTCGGTCTGCAAACGAAGTTGCTGCCGACGTAGCAACAACAGTTCGGGGTTTGCGATGACTTGATCCACAGCGGTTGTTAATCTGCCGGCGGAGCCGGCTGGTTATCGAAAAGGTTGGCCGGTGACTTCGTCGTTCCGGCCGTTTGGATTAACTCATGCCCTAGCCGGGCAATTAATAGTCTGCGATGCTGGCCTAATACCCCGACCAGTGGGGGAATCAGTTCGTGCCGGTTAGACGGGCTTCTTCGAGTTTGAGATCCGCGAGCCGTTTGTCGATGTCATCGAGCGTCGACGCATCGTGCCGCGTGACGTCCGCTTTCGTCTCGACGTGCTGGGTAGGTTTCCCAAGGAACCGGTCGAGTAGACTGTTCGCAGCGGTGATTCGTTCGGAGGGTTTGGCTTTTTCATTGTCACGTTCGTCGATCAAACGCCAGACGGAGTCGAGCGCCGCCGACTTCACGACCGCTTGAACGGCGTCTACGCCGGCCGATTGAAGTTCCTCAACGAGGCGTTGTCGTGCCCAAGGTTGCCGTAACACTTGCCCAATCCAGGCTAGTTGATAGCCGGTCTTCTTGGCGATTTCGGTATTCGACAGTCCCTGGGCTTTGAGAAACAACACAACGCGGTGTTCCGGCTTCTCGTGGAGGATTCTCAGATTCGGTGGCCGGTCGGAAAACAGCTTGTT